AATCAATCAGACAAAATGCACCTATAGCTTTCTCATCTCAAAGAAGATTAGTAACTGCTGAAGACTACAAAGCATTGATACAAACAAAGTTTGGTGCATTTTTAGATGACGTAACTTCATTTGGTGGTAACGATAACATTCCAAGAATATACGGAAAAGTTTTTATCGGTCTTAAATTTAAAGATAATATTACTTTAGATAGTCAACAAGACGTTAAAGATCGTATTAAAAATGAATTAACAGACAATCTAGCAATAATGTCAATAGATACTGATTTTGTTGATCCAATAACTACTAACATGGTCCTCACAACTACTTTCAACTTAGATCCTGATTTAACAAGTTCAACACCACAAGCAATTCAATCACAGGTTCAAAACCTTATTAATAACTTTTTTGATACTAATTTAAAAAGATTCAATAAAGTTTTTAGAAGATCAAACATATTAACTTTAGTTGATGCATTAGATCCTGCAATATTAAACTCAAAAATGGAAGTAAGACTAAGACAGGCAATTGTTCCAACTTTAAACGTATCATTAGCTTATAGTTTAACATTTCCAGTAATAATAGCCTCACCTAGTGCAACCGACTATATCGTAAGAAGTACTAACTTTACTTTTAACAATAAAACTTGTTTCATTAGAAACTTATTAAGTTCAAATAAATTACAAATAATATCAGTTGACGGAACAGTTGAAGTGGATAACATAGGATCATATGACCAAAACAGCGGCACTATTTCTTTGGTAGGATTTAAACCTACAGGTTTCGAAGGTAATGAAGTGAGTTTTAACATAACACCAGCAAATCAAAATACAGTAAGACCTCTTAGAAATTTTATTCTTGATATTGATACAAGTTTATCAAATTCACTTGCTGTTCTTGATTTTCAAAATACACAGGTAACTTTATAATGGCAATAGACTTTCAAAGTAAAAGAAGGTTAAAAAACTTTCAGGTAAGGAAGGTACGTGAAACATTACCTGAATATTTTACGAGTGAGTTTCCAACTTTAGTAACGTTTTTAGAAAAATATTATGACTTCTTAGATTCTGCTGACGCTAATCATTCGTTCGGCGACGATTTAAAACAGATATTTGCAACAAAAGACATAGGTGAAATGCCTAATGAATTACTTAATAATTACGTTGTTGAGTTAGCAGCAAACTTAGAAACTGGTGGTAACTTTACTGACACAAGATTCGCACTTCGAAGACTCGCACAATTTTTAAGATTGAAAGGTTCAAGATTTTCTGCGGAAGAATTTTTTAGATTATTTTTTCAAAATAAAGCAGAAGTAGTTTATGGTAAAGAATCTGTATTTAATATTGGTGATTCAGCAAGTACGATAGGAACTGAATCTTTAAAATTTATACAAAACAATGCGTTGTTTCAAACATTTGGTTTACAGTTAAAAACACCTATTGACGTAAGTAAATGGAATGAATTATATAAAAAGTTTATACATCCTGCAGGTTTTTATTTTGAAGGACAGGTTGTTTCTGATACTGAGGCTTTGTTATCATTAACAGCACCTCTTTCAATACCTTTGGACTCTGCTGAAACTTCTGGCCCGTCGCTATCTTCAGAAGCTTTAGTTCCTTTAACTATTCCATTTGTACAAGAAACATTATTAATAGATTCAGATGGTACAAATATTAGAATTGGACTAAATCAATTAGTAAACGTTTATCAAAATTTAACGACAGTAGAATTAGAAAAGTTTTATTCAAGCATAGATGAGTTGATTGGAGTAAACTCATTTACTTTTGATGATAGTGATATTAGAGACAGTGCTGGTGGTGCAACTCCAGACTTCTCATTAGCAACTGAAACAATGGATAATGATATGTTCACAAGATATTTGAGTGATTCATCTTTCTAGTATAAATAGACTTATTAGGATTAAAAAATGACAAGACAAAATATTAATATAGGATCAGCAGCAAACGACGGTACAGGTGATACCTTACGTTCCGCTGGTACGAAAATAAATCAAAACTTTCAGGAAATATATACACAACTTGGTGGTGACAGCTCTAATTTAACTACTCAAGTTACGATAAAAGATTCAAGTGGTGTAGGTACAATAATATTTGAAGGCACGACTGCTGATTCTCATGAAACAAAACTGATAGTTGATCAGCCTACTGCAGATAGAACTGTTACTATACCTAATGCCACAGGCACTATAGTTTTAAGGAATTCAACAGACACTCTCACAAATAAAACTTTAACTACACCAATTATTGCTTCTATATCTAATAGCGGCACAATGACGGTACCAACGGGTGGTGGCACTTTAGCAACTATAGGTGGTACTCAAACATTTACTAATAAAACACTAACGTCACCAACATTAAATACTGCAAAGATTGGAACATCTTTAAATGATGTAAATGGAAACGAACTTATAAAAGTAACCGCTACTGGTAGTGCAGTGAATGAATTAACAATAGCAAATGGCGCATCAACAACTGGACCTACATTATCAGCTACGGGTGGTGGTGCAAACCTTAATATAATAATGACACCAAAAGGTACTGGTTCAGTTGAGTTAAATAAAGCAGCTTTTAGTTCTTCTACTATAACTTCCAATGGAGCAGCAAATACAGCCGCTACTTTGATAATAGGTAATGCAGGTTCGCAACTAGACGTTTCATTAGCAGATGGTACAACAGTAGGTGAATTTAAAATTTTTACAAACAAAGGTGCAGGTGCAATGCATGTTACACCAACAAACTTTTCAGCAGGTACTAAATTTGTTTTAACACAGAATCAAGGTGCTAGTTGTATATGGGACGGATCAAACTGGTTTTTAGTCGGCAACCAAAGTACATCAGCGGTATCATAAGGAATAGAATATGCCAGCAATAATTACAGATACATTTAAAAAACAATTAACGCAAACAATTTTTGATGAATCAAGACTTGACTCTGCAAGATATTATATTGGAATCGGAAAATCAGAACCATATGATAGTGCAGAAACTGTGACTACGCCAACAGATACACCACGTACTATAAGAAATGTAAGAGCAGGATTACAGTCAATCAAATCAGCAAGTGACGTAAGTTATGTTATACCACGATATAACTGGTCATCTGGAGCTTTTTATAATGCTTATGATGATGATTTTGCTAGCATACCAGCTACAAATAGTTATTATGTTTTAACTGAAGATAATCAAGTTTATATTTGTTTACAGCAGAGTAAGACAGCTGCTGGAGTTGTAAATGCTTCAACTGTAAAACCTACAGGTACAGGCACTAAACCAATAAAAACTGCTGATGGTTATGTTTGGAAATATTTATTTTCTTTAAGTGCTACTAGATCAAGTAAGTTTTTATCATCAAACTTCGTGCCAGTCGAAAAAATACTCGATTCATCAGAACTTGGTAGGCCTTTAGCAGGATTTGAAATTTTACAAGATCAAGTACAAAATGCTGCCGTACCTGGTCAAATACTTGGAATAAAAGTAACAAATGCAGGTACAGGTTATACAAGTACGCCAACTATAACGATTGATGGTGATGGTGTAAGAGCAAGTGCAACTGGATCTATTTCTGGAGGTAATATAACCAAGATTGAAATGGATTCAAGCACAGATAGCACAATGGCTATGGGACAAGGATTTAATTTTGCAAGTGTTTCAATAAGCGCACCTGATAGTGCAGGTGGTATACAAGCAACTGCACGTGCTATAATTGGTCCTGATGCTGGATTAGGTGCTGATGTTCGTGACGAATTAAAAGCAACCTCATTAATGTTTAACACAAAACCAAATGGAATAGAAGATAGTAATTTTATTGTAGGACAAGATTTTAGACAAGTTACTCTTATAAGAAATCCATTGCATTCATCAGACAGTGCAGCCGATGGACCACCTTTTACTACATCAAGTGGTAAAGTTTTAAAATTTTTAAGATTACAAGCAACAGCTAATGCTGGATTTTTAGATGCAACAATAACTGGAGGAACTAGTGGTGCAAAGGCTTTTGTTGATGAAGTAGAAAATGATAAGCTATACTTTCATCAATCTGAAGAAACTGGTTTTAAACCTTTTCAAGAAGGTGAAGCCATAACTGGTGGTGGTCAATCTGGTACTTTAGTTGCAGCCGGCGCAGATGCTGATAGTGATGCATTTACTAGAGATGACGTTGAAAAACTTTCTGGAGAGATTGTATATATAGAAAATAGAGCACCAGTAACGAGAGCAGCTAATCAAACAGAAGATATAAAGGTTGTAATTACACTTTAAGGATTAAAAATGGCGACAACACTTACAAATACTACATTTAATACAAGTTTTAAAGATGATTTTGCAGATAGTGCAAATTTTCATAAGATACTTTTTAACTCAGGTAGAGCTGTTCAAGCTAGAGAACTCACACAACTTCAAACTATTTTACAAAATCAAATAACAAGGTTCGGTAATAATATATTTAAAGAAGGTGCGGTTGTTAAACCTGGTGGTGCAAGTATAAATCAAAAATATGAATTTATTAAGTTAGACACTACAACTAACGCATTACCTACAGATACTTCTACATTAATTGGTATTACTTTTAGTGGTAGTACGTCTGCTGTAAGTTTTAAAGTTTTACAAGTAGTAGCCGCTACTGGTTCAGATCCTGCCACTCTATATGTTCAATATTTAAGTGCACCAACTGGACTTTCTGGAAATACAGCGGTAAGAGTAACAGCTGGTGAAAACATAACAGGTGGCTCTGAAACTTTAACAGTACAAACTACGAATACGACTGCTAATCCAGCAGTAGGTGTAGGTATTCTTATAACTCTTTTATCAGGCATTTATTATGCAAGAGGCCACTTTGTATTCACTCAAGACCAATCAAAAATAATATCAAAATATAGTGATTCTGTAAATGCAAATGTAGGTTTTAAAGTTGTAGAATCTGTAGTTACTGCAGTAGACGATACAAGCTTATTTGATAATCAGGGTGCGACACCAAACTTAACTGCACCTGGAGCTGACAGATATAAAATCAATCTTACCATCGCCGAAGAAAGTGAAATTAATTCTGATGAAAATTTTGTGCACGTAGCAACTGTAAAAGAAGGTGTTGTTTACAGCGCAGTAACTCATAATGATTCATACAACATACCAAACAAGGTAGTAGCAAAAAGAATATTTGAAAATTCAGGTGATTATATAGTCAAACCTTTTAAAATGAAATTTAATCTTGATTCTGCTGACACTCATCTTAATTTAGAAGTTAGCCCTGGAACTGCGGTAGTAGAAGGATTTAGAGCTTCACGTGACTTTCCTACTACTTTAAGATTACAAAAAGCAACTGATACTATTACTATTGAAAATGATGCTACTAACACAGACTTTGGTAACTTTGTTCTTGTTGATAATAGTACGTTTGGCGATTCAGCAACAATTGGCTTACCAAATATACACACTTTTGAAAAATTAGATTTAAGAGATAGTGTTGACTATTTAGGTAGTACCATCGGTACTGCTAGAGTAAAAGCAATAAATGAAGATGGAAATAACTTAAGATTTCATCTTTTTGATATTAGATTAAATAGTGGTAATGCGTTTAGAAACGTAAAAAGTATAGGAACAAGTACATCCAGTTATTTTAGACCTACTCTTGAAAATGGCAAAGCTGTTCTTAAAGAAACAGAAAAAAATAGATCACTTTTTCAATTACCAAGACAAAGACCTCAATCAGTTACAGATGTATCATTTGCAGCGCAACGTAGATTTGTAGTTGCTTCAAACCCATCAGGACAGGCTTCACTTTCACTGTCTGCACCGGGTGAAAAATTTACAAACGCAGATGATTGGATAGTTGGCACAGATAGTGACATCTTTCTTGGTGCAAGTTTTTCAATTCCTCCAGCTGGAACTTCAGTAACCATAACTAATTTACCGGCAAGTACGTCGTTAGAGATTCTTGCATATGTAAATAAAAGTCAAGCAACTATAAAAAATAAAGTTTTAACTACTAGAACAATAACTATCGGAATAGATTCAGATGGAAATGGTCAAAAGTTTGTACCATTAAAAAGAGCTGACATATTTGACGTACAAGAAATTTTAAAAGGAGATGATAGTAGTGTAAGTTTTGCTAATAGGTTTACTTTAGACGATGGTCAAAGAGATAATCATTATGATTTAGGAAGATTGTTATTAAATCCTGGTCAGTCGGCTCCACCTTCAACACCTGGTGTTTTTGTGAAATACAGACACTTTGAACACGGTGTTTCTGGAGATTTCTTTGCAGTAAATTCTTACACCGGTCAAGTGACTTATGATCAAATACCTAGGTATAGATTTTCTAATGGAAGAAGAATAAGATTATATGACTTTTTAGATTTTAGATCAACCATGGATTCTGGCGGTGAATTTGCTGATCAAGGTACAGGCGGCAGGGTTATTGAACTTCCTCAACCTACACAACTTATAACTGCAGATGTAGCATATTATGTTCCTAAAGCTGGTAAACTAGTAATAGATAAAGACGGAATAATAAGAGTTGAAATTGGTACTTCAGGATTTAATCCATCAACTCCTTTAAAGCCTAGTGGGACATTAGCACTATATGATTTTAGACTTAATGCAAATACTTTAAATGACTCAGATGTTGTAATTAAAAAAATTGATCATAAAAGATTTACTATGAAAGATATAGCTCAACTTGAAAGAAGAGTTGATAAGCTTGAAGAATTTGCATCTCTTAATTCACTTGAACT